GGTTGTTTATTGAAAATGGACTTGCTGTAATGTTCCCATTTATAGTGATTTGAGATGTAGAGGACGCAAAAAGCGCGGTTTGCGAGTAAGTATTTGCAGCAACAATGTTTCCATTTAAGACTAAAGAACCTCCGGCGTTTACATTAACAACAACATTTCCTGTGGCATTAGCTAATCCCGGCAGCAAGTTGCCGTTTATTGTCAAAGTGCCGGTTGCTGCGGAAAAAGTTAGACAAGTTGCAGTGCCGCTTACAGGGCCGGTAATGGTAGGGCAAGTAATAGTGAAACCTCCAGCGGCGACTGAAAACCCTCCTCCCACCGCAGCGGTCCCGCCACCAACAAATGTGCCAGCGTTTGAAGTATTTGTAATAAGGTTTACATTGACATCGGTGTCAATTGTTACTGTAAATCCGTTGCTGTAAATGTCATGTCCTGATCCATTCGGCGGCACTGATCCGCCGCCCCATGTTGCTCCTGATGACCAGTTGCCCGTTGCGATTGCGCGATAGTTTGCCATTTTTTAGAGTCCTTTTGAAAGAATGAATTTTTGGAGTGCCGCACTAATCTCAGCGACGGCAGTGAGTGTGGGTTCATCGGAACCGGATAGGCTACCGATGGCAATGTTGACGCTCTGCTCTTGCGCCTGCTCGACCTGATCGCCCTCAATGCGCGTGGGGATGAAACGGGCCGCGATGCTGGCATCCGGCGTTCCATCGGTGTTGTATTTGCCGTTGATTGCGAGGTTGAGCGAGTAACGGTCAAATGATTTGCCGTCAATTTCGATTGGGTTGGTGGATTTCATTTTATGAGTAGGTGAGAGTTTGTTTGGATGACCACGCGCCTGTGGCGGATTGCTCGCTAAGAACATTACCGGCAGAGTCGGTTGTGATTTTATAGATTGTCCAGGAGTCGGCGTCCTCGGCTGGGCCGGTGGCTGGGAAGTCGGCCCAGGCGAGGCGCCCGATGTAAAGGTCGGAGCCGTCAGCGGAACTGAGAAAAAGGTAGGCTGATGGGTCGGCGGCTGTAGCGCCGATCTGAAAAACTTCACCAGCGGCGTCTTTGCTGTAGAGCTTGCGGTCGGCCAAGTTTATTGCAAGCGAACCTTCGGCCACTTGCGAGGCAGTTGGCACGCGGCCTGCAATATTTGATCTCTTCAGTTGAATGACGGTCATTTTAAGTTTTCAGAATTTTGAAGTGGAGCGATGGCGCGGGCTGGAACCGCGCCACCGCTGTGAGGGTGGAAGCTTTAGAAGCTGCCGCCGTCGAAGTTGATGCCGTCGATGCTGCCGCCGGTGATGGCGACGTTGTTAGCATTCTGAGTGGACATCGTGCCGAGGGAGGCTGCTGTGCTTTCGAGGCTCGTGACGCGGCCGGAGAGGGCTGAGTCGGCCGAGCTACGAGTGGATGCCTCTGCGTCAATGTTGCTTTGCAGCGTGGAGTCTGCGGCGGCGCGTGTGGATGCCTCGCTGGTGACAAGACCGGTGACGGTCGTGATAGCGGAAGCGCGTGTCGAAGCTTCGGAATTGATGTTGCTTTGCAGCGTGGAATCCGCATTGGTGCGGTTCGTTATTTCGGCAGCGAGAGCAGCGTTGTTGCTTGTTACATAACCAGCAAAAACTTGGTCGTTCTCGGTATCGACCGAGTTGATGAGGGTGACGATTTCTGCAAAGCTGTCTTTGTCAGCCTGGGAAGCAGAGAGGATTGCGTCAACGCGGTTCTTCTCGGTTGTGATTTTTGAATCAAGAGTGTTGTATCCAGAAACGCGAGCCGAGGCTTCTGCTGAGACGGCTGCTGCGCGGTCGCTGATTTCGCTGGCGAGCTGAGCGTTTGTGGCGAAATGGCCTTCACCGGCGATGACAACCGATGAGGTGCCGTTGCCGATGTAAAGTTTGTTGTCAACGAAGCTGTGAGCGAGTTCGCCGAGGCCGAGGCCGGTAGGGGCGCCGGAGGCACCTGTCAATCTGCGTTTAATGCGGAGGGTATTAGCCATGATGTTTTGGGGGTATTTGGGTTGTTACTGCGGGGTTAGTCCTAAAACTCACCGCCGTCCGAATCGGCGACGATGGGCGTGTAGGAAAGTGTGGTTGGCTCCCATCGGTGTGGGAGGTAAGTATCGTTTGGAAAATAGATGCGACCGACTAAGCCTGGTCTTGGAAAGTCGGCGACGGTTGGAAAATTTTGAACGTCATCAAAGTCATCCGGGATCATCGTGCCGGAGACTTGGCCCAACGAATCAAGCTGCGCGACTTGAGCAGTCGTGCTGATCATTGCTCCGGTAAGGGGGTCAAAGGAAATTTGAGACATGATTAAACGAATGGCGGATACTTGATGAATGAACGGCGAAATTGAGCGTTGTCGGTTGTCGGAGTGCCTCCAAAATATTGCATGTAGATGCGGGCAACGGCAGTCCCACCAAAACGGTATTCCGTATAATCGGTGTTATTCGTAGTTCCAACTTTGAAGACTTCAAAGTCGTCGTAGAAGGGAGTTGCAAAACCTGTAGTGACGCGCAGAGCCCCATCAGGAGTGGCTTGCACGGGTTGCACGATTCCCGTGGAGGAGCGTGCGGCGATCTGGACGGTGGGGTTGCTCATATCTAATTTAATTATAGGGGTAGCGTGTCAAGTGGGGGGTTATTGTAATCGTGCGGAGTAGTTGCGAACTTCGCCCTTGCGAAGCCAGGCATCGTCCATGGCTTTCAACAAAAGCCCTTCAGCGCGTTGAGTGAGGTAGTTTGATTTGTTCTCTTGTCCGGGCTGCTCAAGCAGCACGGAAGCCAGTGCGGCGGTCTTAATGTAATCGCCAAGAAAGAATGGAAATGATTGCTTGACCCAATATGTTTCGTTGGTTGGCGCGTTGCCTACGGTGGTCGAAATAGCGCGGTAGCAATCGCCGGTGGAGTTGTGATAAACAAGATCACCCAGCGCGTATTGAGTTGCAGAATCATAGCTGCCAATCGTGATCTCAGGAATAGGCTCTGCAAATTTCACCCATACATTTCCGCCGGTATATGCCGTATCAGTAATGATGACACGATCAGCGGTAACACTAAATTTTACCGATTTTGCAACCGTTGTATTTGGATTTGACGAATACACGGAATGGACAATTCCAATCGGCGTGAATCCCGGATTGTAAAGAGCCAAATAAGGAAACTCTTCAGCAACATTGTTGGAACTATCTTCGACATAAAGAGCCGACGCACGATCATTCCATTTAACATTTATTGCTGTGTCCACATTTAGCACTAACCCTGCCGATGTGGTGGTGACTCGTTTAATTCTCCACACCGGTTGATCAAATGCGCTGCCTTCAATCGCACGACCAATATAGTTTGTTGTGCCTTGAGTGTCGGATTCAAAAGTATAAGCGCCCTCAACAAATGCGGCTCCAAGGACAACACGCTCTTCAAGGTGGTAAATTTCTGGCCAATCAAAAAATGTCCAAGCGTAGTTGACCGCTTCTTGCACATAGTCCATCACCAACGCTCCACGATGCGCGTTCTCGGGTAGCGCGGGATCAATCCCGGCACGCGCCGTGATGCTGTCGAGGATTTGTTGGAGACGGACGGATTTCATGCGTTAGCGCGAGTGGCCTGTAGATTTGTCAAGTGCGCTGGCGATGGGGCTTGATGAAGCACGCTGCATTGGAGTGCTCGGGAAAAGATCGCGGCGGTTGCCCTGCAAGCGAGTCTGCCCCTGCTTGAGCTCGATGATGTCCATTTCTTTCTGAAGGGCATCTGTGGCAAGGCCGTCCATATACGACGCTTTGTCGAACTGGCCATCTTCGCGCAGCGCGTCGGCGGCGGCCGAAAATTTAACATACTCGGACAGAACGCGCGGAAAGTCATCGTCGTTCGAGCTTGTGTTAAACATGGTTGGGCGAATGGTGAACTCCACATACACTTCGTTTGGCGTAGAATTTGTAAATTGCGTTGGGCCAATAATCGCTCCCGAGTCAGTCACCCAGAAATTGACTCGTTCAGCGTAACGAACCACGCGGGGATCCTGACGGTAAACATGCATCACTTCGCCGATCGCTGTTGATTTTGTGCTGACTGAAGTGGCTGTAAAGCTTTGGTCAAAATCAATCGACCGCACGAAATCGGTGAGATTTGCAACCGATGTCCAGGTCGATGTCACGGTAGGCAACACGCCAACAGCGCCAGAGCCAGTCTTGCGATAGTATTGACCTGTGTAGAAAACCTCATCACCCAGCACATATGTCACAGACGAACTGAAAGTGGGGCGAAACTGGCGTTTCTCAATAGCCGAAAGCTCAGGCCATTTGTAGGATTCCCACGCAAAGCGGGTGCGAGTATTGATATACTCCGTAAGCGCGGACGCCGTGGATGGCTGGATTGTCTGTGTTGGGTCAAGCCCGATACGGGCAGCAGCCCCGTCGAGCACGGATTGGAATGTTACGGTTCTCATGGGTTATTGGGGGGTGGGTTGGTGGGATTGTTGCAACGCTGGCAGCGTGCCTTGACGGCCAATCTGTGCGTTTTGTTGTTGTTGAAGTTGGAAATTGAAACCCTTCAAGCGGGCATCAATCATGCTGCGGAAAATCTCATCTTGCTCGTAGCGTTGCTGCACGGCGGGATTGGCTTGAATGATGCCTTGGAGGACTTGAGCGCGGAGTTGATGATTTTGCCCTTCGGTTGGTAGCTCTGGCTCTGTTCCTGCGGCGATCTTTGTGAAAGCCAGTTGTTCTTCATTGGACTCAATGGCTGCGGCAGGGCCCGGATCGCGAACCAGAAGGTCAGCAAGATTCGGATCCACGGCGGCCATGATGAATTTGACAAGCCCAGCGCGGTCAATGACTCCGGCGACATCCATCGGAACAATCGCTTTAGAAATATATTCAAGTTTTACGCCAAGCGCTTCGGCGTCGAGATTCCTCGCGTCCCAATCTACCATGAGGTCGAATTTTCCTTGGATGCTTTCGCGGTCAGCTTGGAAAGGTAATGATTGTCCGCCAGTCACACGTAGGATTTGCACTGGCAGCATGTATTGCTGCATGAGTTGATAGGTCTGCGTAACGATGGCTTTGAAATCACGCAACCAGCGGTCCACCGTGTGCTGTTGCACCAAGGCGACATAGTTGGGATCGACTCCATCGCCAGCCATACCAAAGTATTCATTCACATCGCGGCGCACAGCACGCTCGATCTCAATGGTTCCTTGGTCGAACGGCGGCGGCTGCATCCAGCCAAATTCATTCGGGCGGCGTTCGGGGATTTGCACGGCTGGGCCGAGGATGATGTCCAGCTTTCCGCGATTGGCTGGCACGCGCATGGGCGGCAAAATCGCGATTCCGGCACGATCGGCTCTGTAATCGCGTTGGGTCTTGATCTCCGCTTGCATGGTTGAAACGATCTCAGGAATGCCACGGCTCTCCACAAGGCAGCGTGTCACTCGCTCGCGAGGAAGTTCGATAAAAGGATATTCCCCGTGCGAGTAGGGCGAGATTTCTTCTTTGGCAAAAACTTTTACTTGCGGGTGCATGACGCGGCACATGACCTTTGTCGCGCCGGTCTTTTCATCCGTTTCTTTCGAGTAAACATGCCAGATTTCGATGAGGTCACGATAATCTTGAAAAAGGATATTATCGTGCCGGTTGTGGTTCTGCTGCATGTAAACTGGCCACAGGCTTGCGCCTTTGAATTTCTCAGCTTCTTCGTAAAACTCTTCCGGGTATCCTTCGGTAAGCGTGCGCTCTTCCAGTTCCTCGCAAGTAATCATTTCGCGCCTGGCAATCCATGGGGCGCGTTGCAAGTCGTAGGTGGCTGTTGGGAAGATGACATCGTTGAATGGCTCAAGCGCTGTCCATTCTGGTTTGCTTTCAAAGATGTATGGTTCCGTGTATTCTACCGTTCCGCCTTCCCGCAGTTTCCGGATATTGGCCGCAGTGCCCGTGCCTGGCGCAAATTGCTCGGCAATATCCATAGCGACCTCTTCTTGGAGAGGGTCTAAGATTGCGCCGACAAGCATGGCAAGAGGTGAGTTCGGGTCTCCTTGCTCTTGGGCCATAGTAATAATGTCTTCGAGGCTTATGGATTTTTCCTCCAATCGCGTGGTGGAGCGCCAGAAAACTCCCATGATGGCCAGTCCATAGGTTGCACGGATATTCAATGCGATTTCCAACTCCCGGCGAAGCGCATCCGAGCAGTGAGTAAAAAGCATCCACTTTAACACGCTCTCGGCGGCCGTGCGAGTCATGGCGTCTGTTGATTCCACAGGCATCATCTGCAATCGAGCTGCAAAGGTAGAAGTCAGGCATAGTTGCATCTCGCGGTTGCAAACCAGATCCGCCAAGCGAATGCGGCAATCGCTCGATCCTTCCCATGGAAAGACATTCCTGCCGTAATTTGTTGCCCATTTCTTGCCATCCGACGATTGGCCATCCCACAACGTCATTCGAGTGTCGTAATTGCGGGCACGTTTTGAAGAAAACCACGAGCCATCGCGGGAAGCGGTCGTAAGCTGACCGATCCAGTATTTTGGATCCCGCTCAATTTTATCGTCGTCGTCGGTCATTATGCAAAAGAATTGCCAGAGGCCGCTTTTAATGCGGTTACGGCCAGCGCGAATAAATTAACCAGGGAGACAAAAAACCCCGCCGCAATGCGTGAACTGGCAAAAGTGTTAATCATGCTGCTTTGAGGCCCGGCATAAGGATCATGGTCTTGCCAGTGCCGCCGCACTTGACGGTGCATTGCGGGAAGTTGCGCTTGAACCATGCAATGAAATTTGGATCGTTCCAGCAACCGGGTAGTTGCCAATTCCAAAAGTGGTAAATCTGAGGATCGATGGATAAAACCAAAGCGCCCACGCCCTCGATGCTGCGGAGGTCTTGTTTGGCGTGATCGGCGGCGATGATGTGTTGGCGAGCGTCGGCTTGAACAGCTTTAGAGTTCCACTGAGCGAGCAGTTCGTTCTTTACGCCTTGAGCTACTTCTCCAGGTATTTCGCTTAACGCTTCTTTGAGTATTTCCATTTTTGTAAATGTCTTCCATCCCGATGCCGGCAGCCTGATACATGCAAGATCAGGCCACCGGCGGGGCTGGGGGGCGGGTGTTACGCAGTGGCTGCGAATTTTCCGAGGACTTGTGGGTTGCTGACAGCCACACCAAAGATGGCGTCACAGAAGCCACGGCGTCCACCGCCACGATCTTCCAGTTCTTCCATGCGAGGCTTGCGGTTGAAGCCGATGGAAACGAGATCCATATCGAGCACATAGCCGCGAGCAGCGGATACGGCTGCGGCCGCACCATTAGCAAGGTAGGTGGACACATGCAGGCTCAAAACACCGAAGTCGCCTTCATAGATGTCGATCGTGTTGACGATCTTCTTGTCATCAACATTGCTGTTGAAAGTGCGTATGCTGGACATGACATTCGGGGAACCGCTCTGAGTGCGGATGAAGTTTGTAAACGCACGCTTGAGGGCGACGCCGCAAACGAGGTCGTAGTTCCGGCGAGCGCGGCGCACGCCGTAGA